AACTACATCATTAGATAAAGATACTATATTAGCAATGATAAAAGCAAAATCAGCATTAGATGAAAGTCCTACTGTAATGTTAAAACCATCTACAAATATGGATGGTGAATTTGAGTTGGAATTAGTGTTTGGAGGCGATATAGAATACTCAAATAAAGTATCTTATTACTTAGCTAATTTTGTTAAAAATAATGTACCATATGATTTCACATTAGGATTCAATTCAGATTTACTTAAAGAGATATTAGTGGTTAATAAAGATTCTGATGAAGCAAAATTATCTATTAATTTAGAAGGATTGATGAAATTAGAATTCAAAGCAGGTAACATAAAAAGTATTTATTACATAGTTCAAAAAGATATATAATGTTCTCAATAGTTAAACAAGTTATAGATTGGAATGGGAGTCTATACATTATTAAACGTTCTCTTAAAGAGGATCGTTTACCCGAAGATTTAATACAAGAATTTAAAGAATTCGTATTAGCTGATGCCGTAGTGAAAAAAGACGGAATATTACATTTCATTCAAAAAATCGACGAAGCTCAAATAGTTGAAGAAGAAGAAAGTAAGCTTGGTGAAGTAATTGAAAATTAATATATTTATACAAGTAAAACAAGTTATAAAAAATAAAATCTATGTCAAAATTACAAGCTGTATTCAACAGCATTATCGTTAGACCTCAAGAAGAGGAAGAGCAAACTTATGGTTCAATCGTTGTTCCAGATTTAGGAAAAGAAAAAGGATTACGTGGTACTATTGTATCTGTAGGACCTGGTTATTACTGTGCTACCGGCGAATTCGTACCATCAACACTTAAAGAAGGACAGCAAGTTATTTTACCTGCAGTAGGTTCATCAAAAGTAGAAATGGATGGTCAAGAATATTGGTCATGTAGTGAAAACCAAGTATTAGCAATTATTAACGATTAAAATTAAGTTATGAACAAAAAAGTAGAATTCGGGCCTGAAGCCCGTAAAAAAATTGTAAAGGGTATTAACAAACTAGCAGATGCAGTTACATCTACTCTAGGACCCAATGGTAGAAACGTTATATACACTGAATATGGTGAAGTAAGATCAACAAAAGATGGTGTATCAGTTGCAAAACAGATCTCAAATTTAGAAGATCCTATTGAAAATTTAGGTGTTGAGATGATTAAACAAGCATCTATCAAAACAGCAAATAACGCAGGTGATGGTACAACTACATCAACACTCTTAGCTCAAAAAATGATTAACGAAGGTTTATCATCATTAGACAAAGGAGCAAATGCAGTAGAAATTAAACGTGGTATTGATTTAGCTATTAAAGAAGTAGTAAATTGTATGCGTAAAGAAATTGCACAAGACATCACTTCAGAAAACCAATTAGAACAAGTAGCTACTATTTCTGCAAACAATGATCCTGAAGTAGGAAAATTAATTGCAACAGCAATGGAAAAAGTAGGCCGTGAAGGAGTAGTTCATATTGAAGAATCTAAAACTGGAGAAACATATCTTGAAACAGTAGAAGGTATGCAATTCGATAGAGGATACAAATCACATTATTTTGTTACAAACAACAATGATATGTCTTGTACTTTAGAAGAACCATTTGTTTTAATCGCAGACAAGAAATTTGGTCAAGTAAAAGATTTATTACCAATTTTAGAATATGCTTCAACAAGTGGAAAAGCATTATTAATTATTGCTGAAGATATTGATGGTGAAGCTTTGTCTACTCTTATTGTAAACAAAATGAGAGGAACATTAAAAGTATGTGCTGTTAAAGCTCCTGACTTTGGTGATCGTAGAAAATTGTTATTAGAAGATATGGCTATCATGACTGGTGGTGTAGTATTTTCTCCAGACAAAGGAATGAAATTGGATAAATTTGATAAATCTTGGTTTGGTAAAGCTCGTTTAGTTACTGTAACTAAAGAAGAAACAACAATTGTTGATGGTAAAGGCGAAACAGATAAAATCGAAGCTCGAATTGAAGAATTACAACAACAAATTGAAAAATCAATTGTACCATTCGAAAAAGAAAAATTACAAGAACGTTTAGCAAAATACATTGGTGGAGTAGCTATTATTCACGTAGGTGGAAATAGTGAATTAGAAATGAAAGAAACTAAAGACCGTGTTGATGATGCTTTACATGCTACAAAAGCAGCAATTGAAGAAGGTATTGTACCAGGTGGTGGTTCTGTTTTATTATATGCTCGTGAAGCAATTACACGAACAAGAATGGAATTAGATTCTGATCTTTATATTGGTAAAGAAATTGTTTACAAAGCATGTGCTGCTCCATTTATGAAAATCTTAGCAAACGCTGGTTATTCAGAAGGTGAATGTTATGGTTTAATCAATCAAATGGGTAAAGACAATTGGACAGGATATAATTTAAAATCTGAAACATTTGTAAACATGAAAGAAGCAGGAATTATCGACCCAGCTAAAGTAACTAGAAACGCATTAGAAAATGCAGCGTCAATTGCAGGCACAGTATTATTAACTGAAGCAGCAATTATCGAAATAAAAGACGATAAAAACGAAGCACCTGAAATGGGTGGAATGCCTGGAATGTACTAATGAAAAAAGAAGTATACATATTAATCGCTCGGAGAAATCCTCCGGGCGATAAATGGGTTTTAGTAGATGATACTACAAACACTGTTCATCCATCACTAACTGAAACGTTAGAAGCGTATTACCAAACAGTAAATACACCTTACGATTTTAAGTTATCGCCTTTAAAAGGAGAACTATACATCATTACAACAGAAGATGTCGCACCACCTCCTCCACCTCCAGTAAAAAAATTCAATATATATGGAGATCTTTAATATGTATAATAAATTAAAATTACATGAAAAAACAAATACTAAGTGAACAATTCAAAAGAATGCAAAAACTTGCAGGTATTTTGAATGAAGAAGAAACACAAAAAAATAACCCATTTGGTAAGGTTGTTTATCATGGTTCATCATTTAAACTTGATTTAAATTCTCTTGATATAGCTAGAGCTTCATTAACTAGAGATGCATCTGGTAATATTGTAAAAGAAACTACTTCTGAAAAATCGGGCAACGGATTTTATGTTACTAAGGATCTTTGGTCACACCCATATAATACTGTTGATAAAGGAAATATGTCATATTTAATCCCAGCATATAAGGAAGGAAAATCTGGACCAGAATCAGCAGAAAAATATTCTATGCATGGTGACCAAAATTATATATATCAAATTACTTTAAAAGATGATTTTAATTTTGAAAAATATGATTATATGGGTATTGACGGTAGAAACGTATCACCAGATAATTTAAATAAATTGTTATCAAAGGGTATTGATGGGTTATATAATAATGATATTGAAGCTGTAATTTTAAATAAAGATAAAATTGCTTCATTAAAATTAATATATACTGCTAAAGATACAACTAAAAGTATTGTTATAGTTGATTCACAAAAAGCAAAATGGCATCAAATTTTTAGTACAAGTAATAAGGATATTCCTTATATTATTCCACAATATGTTGTTAAACCACAAGATGTTGAAAAAATAGTTAGTGAAAAAATGGGTGGACCATTTATTAATATGGGCGATCCAAAAAAAATAATATATACTAATATTGATAAAAACAGACTTGAAGAATTTGATGAAGCTTATAATAATGGTACAGTTAATGAAAAATTCCCAATCACAAATATAAAGGTAATTATTGTAAATAATTTTATAGCACCTAACTGGGAAAAAGTAGGTTAGTTGACTTTTTAATTTGGCTTACTAAATTATTGATTGTATATTTAAAAAAATAAAAGTTATGGCAAAAAGGTTACACACAATACTTAATGAAAAGTATCGTCCTGATACACTAGAAGGATATATTTGTAAAGAAGACACCAAACAAAAGTTTGATGAATTTATTAAACAACAAGATATCCCTCACCTCCTATTCGCAGGTAAACCAGGTGCAGGTAAAACAACAATCGCTAAAATATTAGTTAAAAATATTGATTGCGATTATTTGTATATCAATGCAACTGATGAACGTTCAATTGATGTAATGAGAGATAAAGTAGGAGCATTTGCTGCTGCTGGATCATTTAAACCACTTAAAATAGTGATTTTAGATGAAGCAACTCACATCTTACAAGCAGGACAAGTTATATTGTTAAACATGATGGAAACATATAGTTTAACTACTCGTTTTATCTTAACAGGTAACTACCCAGAACGTTTAATTGATCCATTAAGAAGTAGATGTCAAGAATTTGATTTAGCACCTCCATCTAAGAAAGTAATTGCTCAACACATTTCAGTTATTTTAGACAAAGAGGATATCGAATATGAAATACCTGATTTAGTAGCTATTGTAAATAAATACTTTCCTGATTTTAGAAAGATTATTAACAATTGTCAAAAGTATACTATAGATGGTGCTTTAAGATTAGATACAATGTCTAATACAGATGATAACTACAAAGATGCTTTATTGGCTGAATTAAAGAAACCATCCGTTAAATCGTTTAATAACATTAGACAAATTATTGCTAATACTGATTTAGAAGATTTTGATGATGTGTATAAATTTTTATACGAGAAGTTAAATGAGTATTCTAATGGAAATGAAGGTATAGTTATATGTTACTTAGAAGAGTATATGTATCATGCTACTTTTAGATTAGATAAAGAAATAAACATAATGGCTTGTATAGCTAAAATCTTAGAAACAATAAAATAAATAAATAAAAACAAAATGAAAGACTTAACTCAACCCCAAATCGACATTACATTAACTAAAGCAGTTGTTGATGAAAATGGAAAACCAATTTTATTAGCTGAAGGAACTATCTTACGTAAAGGAAGTAAATTCATCTTAGGAACAGACAAAGATCCATTAATTCCAATTCCAGTAATGTATGATGTAGAAACAAAGAAAATTTTATTAGATATGATTCCTAAAGAAATAAGAGAGGAATATTCAGAAATTGGATTTACATTGGAGCAAAAGTAATGGCTAAAACAAAGACATATTCTATATTTGATATAATCAAAGAGATTATTGATACAAAATCACCATGGGATTCATTTACACCAGATCAACAAAAGTTGTTTAATGGATACATGATTAATAAATTTTTATCAATGAATGCTAAGTATATTGAAGTTGTGAATTATGTTCAAGGATTAAACATTAAAGATAGTAAAAAGTTGTATGAGGTGTATTGTTTTTTGATTCCACAATCAAAGAACACTTACTCCCCATTCATTAGATCAACTACTAAAAAACTATATCCAATTGAGCTACTAAAACATATATCTGAACAATTTGAATGTGCTACTTCAGAAGCTGAAGAGTATATTCAAATGGTAGATAAAGAATGGTTAGAAGAAATTTTAACTAGTAGAGGAGTAGATGAAAAAGAAATTAAAAAATTATTAAAATGATACCAAAATTAAAAGTTGAAAATGGTGAATTATTAATTGATGAAGATTTCAAGTTTGAATTATCATCAACTATATATTCTGAAAAAGATTTGATTCCATATAAAAAAATTACATTTGATTGGTGTGTTGAAATTTCACAAGCCGAAATGTTAGTCTATGGTGAAGATAAAATATATGAAATGTTTGCTGAAAAATTAAAACAAGATTTTAAAAAATTATTAAAATGAAAAAAACAAAATTAATTTTAGGAAATACATCTGGAATAATAAATGGTGATTTTGGATGTCAAATAGAAATGGTAAAAGAAGAAATGTCTGTTATTGAACAGCTAGAAAAAGAATATCCAACTATAGCAGCTGGATACAAACAAATAATTAAGGAGCAATATACTTTATTTGCTAAAAAGCACCTAGACTATGGAATGTCAAATATTTCAGCTGGTACTCAACTAGCAAACGATGAAGAAAAGGACTTTGCTCTAACAGGATTATGGTATCGTTTATCTGATAAAGTAAACAGATGGAAAAATCTTATTATTACTAAACAAACTGGTAAAAATGAGCCATTAGTTGATACTTATCAAGATATTACTAACTATGGTATTATTGCTCAGTTAGTAGAAAGAGGCCTTTGGAAAAAATAATGGCTAAAGATAAAACACCCTCTATAGTAAAGCAGATAAGAAATTCTAAACCATTAGAAATTAACTATGCTTTTCAAAAGAGTATATCTTATTCTCAAATGTCAATGTACTTGCAATGTCCTAAAAAATGGGCATTACAATACAGAGACGGCCATAAAATCTACAAGCCATCTATCAACATGACTTTTGGAACTGCAATTCACGAAACACTACAAAACTATTTAACAGTAATGTATGATGAAAGTGGAGCAAAAGCAGATGAAATAGATTTAGAGGAATATTTTGAAGATAGATTTAGAGAAACATATTCTGAAGAATACAAAAGCAACAAAAGCCTACACTTCAGCAACCCTGAAGAGATGAGAGAGTTCTTTGATGACGGTTTAGCTATTTTAGAATTTGTTAAGAAAAAGCGAGGCGAATATTTCAGTAAAACAGGATGGTATTTAGTAGGTGTAGAAATACCTATTGTACTTTCACCAGATAAACGTTATAGTAACGTTTTATTTAACGGATTTATTGACTTAGTCTTATACCACGAACCAACTGAACAAT